TAAAATTAACATAGTAATCAGATAATATATCACCTTCATCACCAGTAATTTTAAGTATTGCATCTGTTGGTGCATAAAATGGTAAATCTGCAAAATCTTGTACTTCATCTTTTACAGAATACATAGCGTTACCACCAAAACCATCAGAAGTTCCAACAGTATAATTAACATTTCCGTCAGTTGGTTTTATATCTAATGTTGATGTGTATCTTGTAGTTGTAAAATAACTTGTAATTCCAGAATAATTTTTAAGTCCTTGTGTTGTACTTAATGTTGCACCTGTATCTGTTCTAATAGTTTTAAATCCAATATCATCTGCTGATCCGTTCCAATGTGTTGATCCTGTGCCAAAACATAGAATATCTGCAATTTTCATTGTGTCTCTAAATGCAGCATCAGTACTATAATCATTTCCAGATGGCATTTGAAATTGTACTTCTATTTCATATGACATATTTGGATGTCTAACTGCTACAGCATAAATTCTTCCATAGTTACTTTGTTTTACGTATACTAATGCTCTTTCAATTTTTGCTGCTGATGTTGCTGCAGCCATTGCTGGTATTTTTGATTTATTAACTACAAAAGTAAAATCTGCAACAGTTACAAATTTAAAATCTTCTTTTGGATTTGTAGATGTTAAATAAGCATTTCCATTTGGAAAACTTACTGTTTTATTAACACCATCTAGATTCCATACTTTAACATTTTGATTTGTAAAAGCTGTTATAAAAGCATTATTAGCGTCACGTTGTACACCATGAATTGCAGCATTAGTTGGATATACATTTGATGAATCTAATGTTGCTGTATAATTTAATGATGGTCTTTTAGATAAACCTTCAACCAATCTTGATTGTGCGTTTTCCTGTAGTTCAGCCTGAGTTTCATTTCGTTGTGTTGAAGTTTGTTGGCTGACCCCATTGATTAGATTTGGTATACTTTGTGATATTATGGGCATTAATAACTTCTTCTTGTTGTTCGATTAATAATATTATAAACATCATTACTTCCGCTTAGAACATTATAATCACCATTGTTTGCATCAGAACGTTCACAATTAATAATTGCTTCTTGTTCGTCTACTTGTGTAAATCCAGCAAGTTCTGACGAACCTACCATTCTAGCTTGGAATTTTCTTCCTGCTTTTATTACTATTAATTTTCTTGCGTATTCTGGAATGTGTTCATATTGTTCTACTGTTATTTGATCAACAAGTGGAACAACTGTAAATACATCTGTTTTGTTTTTTAAATCGTATAAGAAACCATTTCTAAAAGTTATATCGTACTCTGTTCTATAATCTTTACTCGTATCAATTTGTACTACATTACTACCGACTGGAATCTTGCTATTTTGGTCTAAGGCTAATTTTACTTCTGCTTCTGTATTAAAATGCCAACCACGAGATTGTACTTCTACATTAGTTTCATCTAAAATCTGTAATGCAATAGAAACATCAACGCCGGTATTACCTGTAATACTGCTAACAGGAGCTTCACCTATAATACTTAGTAAAGTGTTAACTGCCTGTAATTCTGTTGTTGGTGTGATTCTAAATGCCATTATTTTCCTTTAATTAAATTTATAAAGAGGCGACTTCAGTCTCCCTAGGTCGCCTCCCCTTATAAGTATAAAGTAACGTAAATTATTACGCTTCTCTAATTCCTACTGCTGCTTCTGGTCTTAATGCGCCATGACCCATAGCGTATTTAGCAACCATTAATGTACCTTGACGTCTAATGTCATATTCCATTTCAGTTGCAAGATCCATAAGCTTAACTGTTCCTACTGCACTCGGGTGACAAACCATAGCCACGTAATTACTTACGTTAACTGCTTGTGGATTTGATCCACCTTGAGTTGCTGAACCTTGGTCTACACCAGAGTTGATGTTTCCAGAAATAAAGTGAGGAGTTGGAATTAATTCAATTCCAGCTACTTTCATTACTCTACCTTCTGCTACACCACCATTAGCTCCACCACTGAAGTCAACATTGACTGCATTTGTAGCGTTTGCTAATTTGTAGTATTCTTCTAGTCTTATGAAACACTTTCTACCTTCTTTTGGAACGTAGTGTGAGTCTAAAGCTGAAGCTGCATCAAACAATGAATCAATCATTGCGTTAGCTGCTGTCGCTGCTGTTGCTGACGCAATACCAGTATTAGTTAATACTGTACCTGCATCTCCACCAGTTACGTTAGCTGCTGCTGCTGATTGTCCACCTGCTGCTTGCGCGATTGTTTGTAAGATATGCTTATCTTTTTGAAAAGCTAATGCTCTTCCGATCTCAGCTGAATAAGCCGATCTTACGTCCCAGTGATTTTTTGCTTCTTCGATGTTAGATAAGAATGCTGAACTAACAAGCAAGTCATTAATTGTAATAACTTTTTCGTTATGATTAACATCTGTTCCAACAATCTCTGCACCAGGTGTGTGGTAAGCTGCCGCGATTCTGCCCATTACTGGGAATGACGCTGACTTACCGTTAGAAATAGTTCTCACCATTTCTGCTCCTTGCGTTACACTAGCTCTTTCAAAGGCTGTTAAAACTTCCCCTGAAAAAACTTTAAGAAATAACGCGTCTTCTGCATTGGCTGCATTTACTCGTCCTATGCTAGCCGGTTGTGCTACTGCCATAATTATTCTCCTATATTTTATGGTTAATTGTTATTTAATAAAGCTCGACATAAACTAGTTTTGATAAATCAAGATTGTCCTCCTTAGAGGGTCAAGTTATTTTGACTTATTATGTTTCGCAGTTGCCACCTGTAAAGGTTGCACAACTATGATTTTTTATTTTTATTAGCAAAGCTTCTAGCAGCTGATACACTGCCAAAACCCCATTTTTTTAACGCAAGAGCTTTTCTTGTAGGTTTACCACTTTTTTTCATGGGACCTTTCATACCTGCAAAACGAGCAGCAAAAGAAACTCTTCGAGGATTAGTACCTTTTTTAACAGGTGCTTTTAATCCAAACTTTTTCCGCCCACTAGCATTAAGGCCGCCAGATGGGCTTTGGTATCTTTTAGCTACCATTTATTTTTTCTTTTTAGGAAAGCCTTTTTTCATATTAGAATAAGCTTTTGAACTAATAGTACTTTTAGATTTAGATCTAGAAGTTCCTGCTTTTTTTCTAGCATTTATATTTGCGTAAAGTCCTCGTCTAGCCATACTATTTCTTCTTTCTCATCTTTGATGGTTTTGTTTTTGCAGCTTTAGCTTTTACTGCTTTGCTTGGTCGTCCTCTTTTAGAACCATAAGTTCCTTTTCCATACGGCATATATTTATCTCCTATAATTGTGATTTAGATATTTTATCTTGTACTTCTGCTCTAAATGCTGAATCACTTTCGTATCTAGCATCTTTCATTGCTGCAGTAACTTGTGCCCATGAATTATATCCACCGCCAGTATCTGTTCCTGCTTTTCCTGAAATTAATTTAGGATTTGTACCATTTACAGCATCGTGTCTTGCTTTAAGACCTGTAACTGCAAGTTTAACAGCTTCTAAATCGTTACTATTAACTGTCTTATTAAATGCAGCAATCTCTTGTGGATTTAATGCATCTTTTGCCCAAGTAACAATTTCAGTATATGATTCTGCGCCACCAACTTCTGCTTTAATTGTATTTTGCATTTGTGTAGCGACAGCTTCTTGACCTTGTATAAAGGCATCAACATATGATTTAGGAATACCTGCTTTTTCTAAAGCATCAAAAGATTTATCATCTAATGTTCCTTTTTCATTATATTCAGTTTGTAGTGCGTCCATATTTAAACCAGCTGATTCAACCGCTTTTTCTGCAGCTTTTTGATCTGGCTCAATTTCTAAAGTATCTTTTTTAGGTTCAACTTCTGTTTTTTCATTTTCAAAAGATTTATCTTCTGCACCTAATTTAGATTCCAGTTCACTATAAGATTTTGCCATATCTTCGACAGTCTTAAATTTTTCTGGTAAACCTTCCGGCCTTTTTACTTCTTCTACTTTTGCTTGTTCTACTGGTTTTTCTTCAGTAGTTTCTTCTTGTTTTATTTCAACGGCTTCAACCATTTGTATTACTCCTGAGTTTGTTGTTGTTGCATTGCAGCATCAACCATCTTACCAGCCACACCAGGCGCTGCCTGTTGCATGGTATCATTAATTTGTTGTTGCTGTGCTTGTTGCTGTTGAGCTTCTTGCTCTGCGGCTAATTGATCTTGAGACTTAACAAGTCCTT